AATAATATCTGCTTCTGGAAAATCGTCCTCGCTAGTAGGCATCTCCACTGTTTGATTTATATCTGCCATTGTTTTGCCCCTTGCCCTGTTATATACTAACATTATTTAGTCATAAAAAAAGAGTCCTAAGGACTCTTAATTTAGTTTATTATGTTATATTAACTTCTATGCTACTGATTGGAATGCTGTCCAAGTTGCAGGTGCTGTCAAAATCAGTATCCATTTTGTTTAGGATCTGTGCGTTTAACTCAACGCTTTCACTGATAGACATTCTAGCACCAACAGCCGCATAGCTATCTTGATTGTTAAAATCTAAGAAGTCGCCTTCTAATGAACTAACATCGTAGCCTATTTCAACATATGGCGTTACGCCAAATACTGGTGCTTCGATACCTACATACGGACTTAATACTAATCTGTCATTGGCAAATGAATCACCAAAATCATAGTGTGCTTCTGCAACACCATAGACATTTACATTAAGTAATGTAAGATCAGCTCTTTTAGATAGATTCAATCTGTAATCATCTGTTGAGCCATTGCTAATAAATTGTAATCCAACATTAGCTACTGGGCCTGCGTTGCTCAGTGTAAACACATCTGCGCCATCTGCGAAATCAGCGTGTGTTCCTGCTGCGTAGCCAAAAGATAAATTACCTGTTGAAGCCGTTACGCTTACACCAGTTTTGTCGAAGTCATCGGCAAATGCTGGTACAGCCATAAAGGTCGCTGCTACTATTGATAATAATAGTTTATTCATAAAACATTCCTTTTTTTTATTATTGTCGCGTCTATATCATACGCAAAGATTATTTAGTAAATTAGTAAAAATCAGTTTACTGTTTTTGGCTAACTAAAAAATAGTGCTTTCACATTTCCTGCTATGATCATAAAACACGTTATTATGTGTAGTACAATCCAAAAAGTACGGAATGCTAATGCTCTCCGTACTTCCTGTTGCGTAATTGGTAAAAATTCTGGCTTGTCTTCATCAGTAACGCCTATCGGCATACCAACAGTTCGGGCCCAAAATTTAAGCCAACTTCGCTGTCCACTCATTACATTGAGTTCTTCTTTTCAATGATTTCTTTTCTACGATCTTTGGTTAGTTTACCTAAATCGCCAAGTGCTTTTCTAGCTCTTGTTGCAGCCGCCTTTACACCTTTCTCTTCGAAAGTTGCATGCTCTGCCAAGTAGTTATTGTATGCTTGTACAATTTCTTCATGTGTTGCCATAATGCTCTCCTGTATTATAGTTACAAATTTATTTAATAGATCTGCGTTTAAGGGGTGTTAAAAGTGGTTTAGGCAGGATCGCCAACTTTTACGTTGGCACTACCTGTTGCGGCATCGCCACATGTAGCAAGGTCACCTGCATTAACAACAGCAACTCCGCCAATGAATACATTGTTAGAATCTGCTATCATAGTTGGTCCGGCATGGTCGCCTGACCCGTGACCTTCTACACTGTCGCCGTTAACAATGACTAGTTCGCTATTTGCGAATACAGTTGCTTGGCTCGGAATTAAATCTCCGCCTGCTGTATCAATGTCACGACTAATACCAGGCATCTAAGTTACGATGCCTGTAGTTTGTTCAACATACTGTTTTGAAATTTCTTCAATAGTCGAGCCTGTTGTCATTACGTTTGTTTGTTTGAACGTCATAACTTGGTCGTTTGTTGTGCTAAACATATAAGGTGCTAGAGCAAGTCCTTGCTGACCCATAACAATAGCCATTGGCTTTTTGATGTCATAGCCAGTGTCAGTTTCTGCTTCTAGTCTTCCAATTATTTCTTCGCCTGTTGAGAGTTTTAATGAAATAACATCTCCGACAGCGGTTGGTTTTTTAAGTAACATTATAATGTGTGTCCTGTGCCATTGAAGTTGGTGTCTTCAATATATTTTAATAAATCTGTGTAGCCACCAATGTTCTCACCATTGATTTGTATTTGTGGTACACTCCTTGCTCCTGGTACAGCCTCTAATAAATCTTCTAACTGTACATCAGTGCCAATCATCTTAACTTCGTAGTTAATATGCATTGCATCTAATTTTGCTTTTGCTTTGTCACAAAACGGACATTGCGGTTTGCTCCATACTACAATATTTGTCATAAACTAAATCCTTTAAGTGACTCTTCACTTACGTCTTGTTTAATACCGCCAATGACGTAAGACTCTACTTCAGTCTCTTGTGGGGCTACCTGCAAGCCTGAACTACTCAACCAATGTGTAGTCCACGGTAATGGGTTAGTGTTTACAGGTTGGTCAAAGATTGCATCTAATCCTAATGCTTTTAATCGTCTGTTAGCAATATACTCTACATACTGATTAAGTAGTGTTGCATTAAGTCCAATCATTGAACCATCTTTAAACAAGTACTCCGCCCATGCCTTTTCTTCTTCTACACAGGTACGCCACATTTCGTACACTTCTTCTTTACACTCTTTAGCAATCTTAACCATTTGTGGATCGTCTTTGCCGTTAGCCCAGTTCTTAAGAACGTGTGTGCTAAGTGCCAAGTGTTGTGCTTCGTCACGTGCAATTAATGAAATAATCTTTGCTGATCCTTCCATTAGTTTTAGTTCGCCAAAACCAAATGTACATGCAAAACTTACATAGAAGCGAAGTCCTTCTAGGATATTTACATTCATCATAGCCAAGTAGAGTTTCTTTTTGACATCTAGCATACTACCTTCGCCGCGATGATTGTAAGCGTCTGCCGCTTGTGTAAATGCATCGTAGTTCTTAGTAACAGCTTCTGCACGTTTAAGAATCTCTTTGTCGTCCAAGATAGTATCAAATACTTCACTTGGATCTGGATACACATTTTTCATAATATGTGTATACGAACGTGAGTGGATAGTTTCAAAGAAGTCCCAAGTAACAATACAACCTTCTAGTTCTGGAATAGATACGTGTGGCAAAAATGCTAAACACGGACCACGTCCTTGTACACTATCAAGTAATGTTTGATACTTTAAGTTTGCTGTAAAGATATGCTTCTGCTCAGGGCGGAAGTTAGCATAGTCTGCTCTATCTTTCTGCAATGAAACTTCTTCTGGTCTCCAAAAGTATCCAAGCATGGTTTGATTTAATTTATCAAACACAGGAAATTTGAATACATCATATCGTTGTGTGTTTTGATCTGCTCCGAAGAACATGTTTTGTTTTGTAAAGTCAACCTTATCGGTGTTGAATACTGTTTTTGCCATTTTAAACTTTCCTTATCCTATGTAGCAATGCTACTATCTTTTCTTTTGTTTGTCAAGAATTAAATTGCACATGCTTCGCAGGCTTCTTCATCTTCTTCGGCGCCCACGGGTAATTCTACTTGTGTTTCTTGGTCTTCCAGTTCACTTGGATCTGTTTTGTAATCATAAGTGTTCTGATAGTAACTAGTTTTCCATCCTAACTTGTAGGTGTTTAGTAAGTCACCAATCATAACACTCATAGGCACTTCATTGTTTTCAAAGTGCGTAGGGTTATAACTCCAGTTGCCGCTTATAGCTTGGTCAAAGAACTTCTGCATCACAGCAACAATATTTATATATCCTGTGTTGTTAGGCATATCCCATAACAAGCTGTAGTGGTTCTTTAGAGTTTGGTATTGGGGAACAATCTGCTTAAGAGGCCCCTTCTTTGATTTTTTAGTGGACAAGTAGCCTCTAGGTGGTTCGATGCCGTTTGTGGCGTTTGACACAACGCTGCTACTCTCCGATGGCATCTGTGCGGACAATGTCGAGTGTCTAAGTCCGTGTTCCTGTATGCTAGAACGTAGGCTATCCCAATCATAGTTTAATTTGTTCTCCACTACTGTATCTACATCTTTCTTATACGTATCAATAGGAAGAATGCCGTCGGAGTATTTAGTACGGTTAAAGTATTCACATGGTCCTCGCTCCTGCGCTAAAGTGTTGCTGGCTTTAAGCAAGTAATACTGAAACGCTTCTGACAAGTCATGTACTAGTGTCCATGCTTCTTTGTCTTCGTACTTAACATGTTGACGAGCTAGATAGTGTGCTAGTCCAATGTAGCCTACGCCCAATGAACGTCTTGCTTTTGTACTAATCTCTGCCGCTTTAATTGGATACTTCTGATAGTCAATGATTTCTTCTAATGCTCTAACAGCCAGCTCACATAGTTCTTCTAAGTCATCTAATGACCTTAGTGTACCTACGTTAATAGCACTTAGAATACACAATGCAATTTCACCTTCAGGATCATCAATGTGGTTAAGTGGCTTTGTAGGTAATGTAATTTCTTGACACAGGTTACTCATGTAAACTGTATCTTTAAACGAGCTGTGTGTATTAGCATGGTCTACATTCATAATGTAGATACGCCCTGTTTCTGCACGTTCTTTTATTAATGCACTAAACAATTCCATTGCAGGAATAGTTTTCTTTTTAATGCTTGTAGCACGTTCATACTTTTCATAAAGCTCTTTAAACTTGTCTGCATCTCCAAAGTATGCTTCATACAATCCCGGAACTTCATGTGGCGAGAAAAGAGTAATATCACCACCAGATAACAACCTTTCATACATAGTTTTGTTTAACTGTATGCTGTAGTCTAGTTTACGTACTCTGTTGTCCTCTGTACCTTTGTTGTTCTTTAGTACAAGGATGTCTTCAATCTCTTGATGCCAAAACGGGAAGTGTGTAGTAGCACTACCGCCACGTACTCCATTCTGTGTACAACAACGTACTGTGCTTTCAAACTTCTTTAAGAAAGGAATGATACCAGTGTGCGCCACTTCTCCGCCACGTATTTTTGCGTTGACTCCGCGTATTCTACCAGCGTTAATGCCAATGCCCGCACGTTGAGCAGTATACCTGCCAATAGCCATATCACTAGCAAAAATGCTATCCAAAGTGTCATCACTATCAACAAGTACGCAACTTGCAAACTGACGTACAGGGGTCCTGACGCCTGCCATAACTGGAGTCGGAATATTGATTTTAAAAAGTGAGGTCGCATCGTAGTATCTCCTTACGTAGTGCATACGTGTTTCTGCTGGATAGTTAGCAAACAATGTTGCCGCAATCATCATATACATAAACTGGGGAGTTTCAAATATTTGTCCATTCGAACGATCCTGGCAAAGGTATTTGTCAACTACTTGACGTAACCCTGCATAGGTAAAGTTTTCATCACGCTTATGTCTTATATAACTGTCAAGTGTAGCAATTTCATCTGCTGTATACTTTTCAAGTATCTCAGGATCATATACGTTACGCTCAATGTTAAGATCAATGTTCTTCTGTAGTGTAATTGCATTGTACTCGCCAAATACATCTTTGTTTACGCCATAGCTTAATAGCCTTGCTGCGGCATATTGGTAGTTTGGGTTATCCAAACTAATTAAATCATTAGCACTTCTTACTAAAATCTCTTGTATGTCACTTGTTGGCATACCATCATAAAATTGTAAGTTAGCATTCATTTCGATTTGACTACTACTCACGCCGGCTAACCCTTCACAAGCAAATTCTACTACCTTGTGTATTTTATCAATGTTGATTGGTTCTTTTTTGCCAGATCGTTTTACGATTTGAATCCCGTTGGACATATTGTTCTCCTCTATCATTCCTATTAAGTTTTATATTTATTGCAACCCAGACATGTGATACTCACGTTGCGAAATTATTGTTTCTGGAAGATCAGACTTGGCAATATGAGTGTCTGGTTCATAGCCAATTATTCTATCTTCGATTAGTAGCAGATAGTAAGTTTCGTTGTCTTCTCTATCTATACAGATATGTATCTCTACAGGTACCTGTTTAAAGCGGTCTGTTAACTGTAGTGAATAGCACATTCCTAATACAGTACAGAAGGAACAGTACTGATTCTCTAAAATCAGTTCCCAAGGTTGAGGCCATATTTTTTGATCCCAAGGGTCAGTATGAATACTAACTTGAGGCACACTTTGATACGTGTCGATTGTGTACTGTAGGGGATCTGGATGGCGTTCTAACTCTTGTCTGAAGTCATGCCAGGCCTGGAGTCTTACTGAATATTTTTCACCAAACATTAAAATTAACTTCGTGTACGTATTTTAAAAGTTAAATTTCCTGAGTCTAATTGGTTTGTATATTTCACTTGCGCACTCCATGCACTTTCTAACTGGTTTAATGTTGCACTAAATTGCAGGCTTTCGCCTAAACTATCTAGTCCGCTAATATCATAATCATCCATAACGCTTACGCTATTGCTCTCTCTATTTACAAATACAGTTAAAGTACCTGCTCTAGAAAACACAATGCCGCCTCTGTCAGTCTTGTACCAGTAGTCAATGTCAAATGACTTACTTGTATCAGCGGGCAACCTAAACAAGAGTTGAGGTGTACCTATTTGGCTTAGTTCAACTTGCTCAGTATATTCGTGTTCATAGAACGCGGGTCCTTCAACCTCAGGTATATATGGCTTATTAACTATATACGCCTGATTAATACTAAGATTATACGTTCTATCGAACTCGTTGTCAACTGAAATGTTGCCTGATTCGCCAAATTTTATTATGCTATGAGCAACCGTTGTTTCGCTACCGCCGTTGTTGCCCACACTAGGACCAAATCTATTATTGATACTAGAGTTACGTGTACCATTTGCAATATGTATTGCTTGTTCATCAATGGTTTCAAAATAACATTCTCTAATGTTATTGTCGGTAGCATTTGCTTGACCAATAGTAGGTGTAACACCTAGCTCAATGGCCTTTGTAATGTTATAGAACTTACATGCATCTATTTCATTACGTGAAATATTATGATTACTAACTATTGCTTTACCAATGTTCACAAACTCACAGTCAATGAATCTATTAAACTCCGATCTTACAGCATCACTCTTGCTTCTAATTAGTACCGCAGGATTAGTTGTATTTGCTGTTAGTTTGTTTGCTTGGAATTGCATGTTTACAAAACGGCTGTCACGACAACTATTAAGTTGTAGTAATGTGCCATCATTGCTTTCTGATTGCAGTGTACAATCGCTAAATTCTATGTATTGCGAACTGTTTGCATATGTCATTGTTGGATCGCCATATACTACAGCATTGGCTACAACACCTTCATACGAAGAATCTTTAGAGATAGTTTGGAACATAGTAAAGTCGCCTGTCTTTATAAAGATAGTCTTGTCTTTACCTGCTCCTGCAATAGTTGCAAAAGGTGGAATATTAATTGTAGAACTAATTCTATAAGTTCCTGGCTCTACGTTTAGTATTACTCTGCTTTGTGGATTAGTCTTTGTAGTAGGGTTTAGATAAAGTTCGTACAGTGCCTTTTGTAATGCGGCAGTAATATCTGATCCGTCACCTGCACAACCAAACGAACGAACACTTACGATGTCATCTAGTCTTGCGTTAAGTGTGCGCTCAACAGCAATACCTTCGCCGGTGTCAATTGCACCTTTCTTGTATGCATATGTGCCTACAAGTTCGAATATGTCATCATGTTCGGTTAGTATCTTTGAATTACCAACAGCAGGAGCGCCTTCAGCTACGGAACCGTTACCAATGTAAAGTTCTTGAGCGTCAACAGCCCAGCCAAATTCACCACCAGCAAGTTGTGGGATTCCTGATCCTTGATTTGCTTGTCCCCTACGGACTTGAATACGACTGATTTGTACTACGGCCACTATATTCTCCTAAGTTGCTTTCTATAATGTATTTATGCTTGTTTCTCATAATACATTTCGCAACGCTTCCACCACTCTTGCGCCCATTCATCAAACTCATCTGGCCATATATCAAACTGTTGATATTCTAAATCACGTGAACACATAAAGATGTGTCCTTCACGTATATTTGTGCCATGTACTTCGTTGTGTGCTAGAGCATACGCTGTTAGCTGTAGATAGTAGTCATACACCCACTCAGGTTTCTTAGGCTTATTAGTTTGTTTGAAGTCCATTATACATGGATTGCCTTTGTACTGTCCTACTAAGTCAGTTGTTCCTGCATAGATACCAGGTACATATAAAGGAACTTCGCTTCCCCATATCTCGTCTACATCGCCCATTGCTTCTTCGCGTATTCTAGTTGCCATTGCATGTGCTTTTTGTGCATAAGGATTGCTACCGCAAGTAGGCCATTCGCCAAACTCTATATAGTCTTCAAGGTATTTGTGCATACGTGTACCCACGCCTGCCGCTTCGGTTACAATCTCTTGTGCTTTCTTTTCACCTACACGTTTGCGCCAAGCAATCAAGTGTGATTTATCTTTTGTTGCATCTAAGATAGTTGTTACACTTGCTACTGGTACACCGCCAGGTGCGGCATACTTACGTTTGCCGTTAACTTCAACTCGTTTGAGTCTTTCGTATTTGTATTTTTCGATGATTAGTGACATATAATATATAGGTTCCTTTAGTGTATTGTACTACAATAACTATGGAAAGTCAACCTATAAGTCGCTTAGGTCAGTTGCTCTTTTTGCCATGTCGCCAACTGTATCAGCATTACTAGGCTCAGTACTACCTACTTGATCCATTGAGCTATCATTAATAGTTACCCCTTGTGGGTCAAACTTAACTAGCTTCTGGAGTTGTTGATTTGAATCGTATGTTTCTTTGAATGTGTTGTAATCAAACTGTGGAACGCCTGCTTTTTTCATATAGCCGTTGAGTTTATCCCAACTAACAGTTGTTCCAGGTTTAATTGTTTTGATAATTTGTACTAGCGTACCAGATTCGTCTAATGCTTCAGCTATTTGAGCTTTTTTTTTGAACGCTCTACACTTTCACGCTTTTCACGACCAGCTTCTTCTTCTCCGCCTGCCGCAGCATCGTCTGCACCAAAGTCATCGCCCATGTCCATGTCCATGTCGTCTGCTGGTGCTTCCGCATCCATGTCGTCTGTTGGTTCCATATCGCCTATGTCACCCATTTCGTCGCCCATAGGCTCTTCAGCACCGCCTTCGCCTGTTAGTTGTCCAACGCCATTTGTTAGTGCAATACGAGTAGTTTCCATTACTTCGTACATTTGCTCTAGTGCTGGCTTAATAGTATTAGTAAATGACTCAGCTTTCTCACTACCCATCTCGTCTCTAATAGCATCTGCTAGTTCAAGCATTGATTCTGTTTGCATTTCTGCTGTGTCTTCCATCCAACCTGTTAAACGGTCTACCATGTCTTTGGCTGCCATTACTAATTCTGCTTTATCTTCTTCGCCTTCAGTAATAGTTGCTTCAAGTACAGGCTCGTCAATGTCGGCTCTTTCACCAATTTCAGCATTAAGAACATCTAGGAAAAGTTTTGATTTTTGATATGCTGGTGTTTGAGTTGAGTTGAAACTTTCTTTTGTTTCTACTTGACTAAGTGTAGTTCTTAGTTTGTTTTGAGCATCTTGTAGTTGCCCAAGTGTAAATTCTTCTAAGTTTAGACGCTGTCCAAACTTCTTTGCGAGGCTCTCATTAAGTGCCTTAGCCGTAATTGGTTTTGAAATTTCTCTTATATTCATTGTTCAACTTTCCTATGTGTTGTTCTTTGTATATTTATTTATCATCTAGCACAGGATTAGTTCATCCAGTTGCGACTTTACGTCTTGTGCTATACTATAACTTATGTCAAATCTAGTAGATAAAACATCATATTTGATTTCGTCTTCAGTAACTTTCATACTGTGATTGTAAAATACACAATCTTGATAGTGTTTGCTTAGTACATCATCTAGCCTGTTTATAGTTGCACTTAGATATGAGTCATTTGACGCATTTACTTTGGCAAATGCTATTGCACTAGTCTTTGCAAAGAACTTTCCTGCTTGGACATTTTCTCTGCTGTCATATACTAACCATGCACCGGCACGTTTACTGAATCTTACAATGTAGTTCTTAATACGTATACTGTTACCATTCACTACAGGTAGTGGATAATCTTGTATCTTGCTGTTTATTAAACTTTCGAGGCTACTAGCTAGTTTCGAATTCATTTTGCACCACCATTACAATATTGTCTTTCAGTATTTTACTTACTAGACTTTTCCTTATTAAGTTATCAATTATGACTTGTTCTCTAGGAGAAAAGCCTTGTAGGGGTTGCACAGGGTTTACTTTTTCTAATACCTCTGCTTCCTCATTCGAAATAGCTATACTAAAGCTATTAATTAACTCGTTTAGTTTCATTGTCCTGGTGTTGCGAAAACCTTGTCGCCTCTTTTAACAGTTGTTGCTGGATTGGTTTTCGTGCCCGGTTGGGGCTTTTTGTTTATAGTGACTTTTTTAGTCTTAGGATCTTTTTGCAGGGCTGATGGATTCTTTTTAAGATCGATAATAGTTTTAGTGCCGTCCATATTATCTACTTCTGCGCTTTGTCCTGGCTTGAGGTTCTTAATAATTGCAGGCTTAGATCCTTGCATTTCTGTAATTTCATTAATTTTCATCTTATATCCTCTTGGCCTTAGACCTTTTACGTTGAGTCCTTATACCTTTATTTACTCTAGGCAATCTGCTTGATGCAGGGTTTGCTCTTTTTGTTCTTGCTATCTTAACCGCTTGTCGTTTTGCTCCAGCACGTTTTACTTTCTTAAGAGTAGTTGCTTTCTTAATACTCTTTGGTGCTGTGCATGTTGCCATCTTTGCAACAATACGTCCTTTACGTGGACCACTGTTGCATCTGTACTTACGAACATTCTTTCCGCCTTTACGGCCGTAAATGCTAGTTGCTCCTTCTTCTATTGAAGTTGTTTCTGTCAACTCTCTTAAGTACATTATAATCTCTTTGGTCTACTTGCTTTATTAAGAGCTGCTACTCTGCGACTTGCTGAACTTACTCTTTTAGTCTTACGTGCCTTACGTGCCATTTTAGCACCAAGCCTTGCTTTAGTAACTTTAAGTTTTAAACGTTTCTTCATGTCAGGCTTTGCAAAACACTGAGCAATATTAGAAACAATACGTCCATGTCGTCTGCCGCCGCTACATCTAAACTTACGAACAACTTTGTTGCCACGTTTAGCCCAAGCCATTTTAGCTTCTTCTAGATCGTCAAGCGGTAAGGTAATCTCTCTTAATAACATATAGTTATTTATCGGATTAATTAACGTTTAATAAAATTACGATTATTGTGGAAAGTAAACCAGCAACGATTGTGCCAGCTGTGCCAACAAGCACTTTAGTCATTGACTTTTGCCCATCGGTGATATCTTTGTGAATGTGTTCTACTTTGTCTTCTATTTTAGTGAGACGTGCTTCAAGTTGTTCATATCTTTCTTGACATAAATCAACGTGTGCTTCTAAGTTTTTCTTTTCTAGGCTGGTAGCCATCTATTATCTCCGTATATCCTGCTCAAGGATTTTGTTAAGTAAACTCGTAGTTAGCCTTAAAATAGATGCCTGTTTGTTTTGTTGTATACTTTTATTTATCATATCTGTTCAAAATATATGTTCTTATACTTCTTATCTGTTGACTGAAAAACATTATTTTTAAACTCAACAGTTTCATCCAAACCGCTTATAAAAGGCACTAAACCAAAGTCTTCTTTGAGCATACCTATTTCTAAACTTCCTTCACGTTCTACTTCAAACTCAATTGTCCAAACTTTTTGTTCACCTGTGTAAGTTGAGCCAAAGTATTTTGTAGACTCTGTTATATCTGTAACAACAACCGATGTAGGATTACTACGCAATCCTAGTGTGTTTATTACTGTCATGTAGTTTTGATGTTGATTGTACATGTATCTATCCTCAGTTCTACGAGCATAGGTTGGTGTAATATCTACTAAAGTTTTTAATATAAAACGCATGTTAATACTTATAGCCATAAAAAAAGGCCCACTTAAAAAGTGAGCCTTTTGATGTGACGCCTTTATAACATCACGGTTCCTAAAGGTAGCTAGGAATTATGCAAGTTCGCTAAATGCTAATGTTAAAGTTGCTACAGTTGTTGCAACACCTGTTGCTGCTGTAACTAATGTATCAATTGCTGCTTCAAGGTCTGCATCGGCGTTACCTGAAACGTATGCGTTTGCTGTTGCTGCGTCAACCATAATAACAAAACCGTTATCTTCACGTGCACCTAAGTGTACGATTGACATTTGAGTTTGAATTGCACTAATTGCTTTTGAGTAGTTGCCTGGTGTGAAAGCTGCTACACCGTCTGTTGACGCTGTGTCTGCTGAACCAACAGCAGTACCTGCTACTGAAAATACTAGTGGATCGTAGCCATAAAAACTACCTGCGGTTGTTAAACCATTTACTTTTGCTTGTGTTGCCATTTTATTTCTCCTGTTTATATAAAATTGAAGAGTCTTACCTCTTCGGCTCTAATGACACTATCCGTAAACTCTTTACGAAGTGCTTATTATTATTTAGCCTTTTTATAAAAAAATAGTGATTATGAGCCCTTTTTGGCTCTCTGATGTAGTAATTTAAGCATTTGAACGTATCCTGGGCCTGCTGTAACGATATCATCCAGCATTTCTAGTGCAGGAACAAAGCCTTTTACCATTGTACTGGGTACGCTTTTGCCAGCAAGTGCTAGTTCTAAGAACTTTTTAGTGAGCATCATATTACGTTGACCTACAATCATTCTATATAGAGCTAGGTCTCTTGCTTCAACACGTTTTTCAATACGGTCAAATGCACCTTCATCTAGCTCTTCTAGATCGTTAAAAACTAATTGTAGTTCTTCTAACTTACCGAGTAACTCAGCTGACTCTTTGTCAGGCTGTATCTCAGTATCGTTTTCTAATGCCCTAAGAAAGTCCATTACTTCTTCTTGCGTAAGATATTAAGAATACTAACTAATCCTGCTGAGTCTTGAATTTTCTTTTGAAGTTGTAGTTTTTGCGCTGGCTTGCCACCTGGGCTTTTAAGTGCTTTAAGTATTGCTACTGCTTCAGGACGTTCAACTCTAATCTTCTTGTTGTCAGAAGTTACAACACTTCTTACAGGATTTTTAATATCGTCGTCTTCTTCCGAATCTTCAATTCTCATAAGCTGGACTTGCATAGGCTCGCCTTTAAGTTTGACTGCTACACTGTCATCGTCTTTGTCTAATTCTGATCCATGCGGATCAAGACCTGGACGGTAATCCATATCAAAGTCTGCTTCTAAAATTAATTCATTAATTTTCATTTTATTTTTCCTTTTAGTTTGGTTGCCACCTAGTTCGTGGAACCAGTTTTATTTTTGACTTTTGAGCAACGTAACCTTCGCCGCCTTGCTCATCGCCTGTCGATGCTTTGATATCTGCATCTGCTCCGTCTAGTTGTGTAATGACATCATCCTTTGCAATCATTATTTGTTTTACTAAACTAAAGATTGCTGGCAATGCCTCTGGATTGCTTTCATTCATTGCCGCTAGTTTTGCCTGTTGTCCTTGACTAACTTTGCTTGTTTTAAGCCAATCAAAAAATCCGTTTTCTATATTATCTATTTGCTGTGTGCGAGTCATATGATTCATATAGGTGTAAATGATTGCTGCTGGATTGCTCAAGCCTTGCACACCTGCTAGGAACTTATCAATATGTCCTGCATGAGCATTTACTTGTTTACGTATTTTATCTGTTTCTTTTGTATTAACTTCAGGTTGATGTGATACATACGTTTGTCCTAGTACAACAACATCTTTATTATTTAATTCGCCTGTTTGTTGTATAGGTTGTCCTGCCTTATCGCCAAAGTCATCGTAACGTGTGTGTACAGTAACACCTACTTTACTTTGTGCAATGCGTTTGCCTATGTCACTGTTTACATCTACAGTATATGTAACTTTGTTAGGTGTAAATTGTATTTTGCCATCTTTAATTATATATGGGTTACCGGGATGATATAATAAATCACCGTACACATATTGTTTTACACTTGGCGGAGTTGCACTCTTAAGTATATTAAAAATTGCACCCATATCGTTGCCAAATTTTTCACGCCACTCTTCACCTTTGCCCGAGTTCTTAATAAAGTTAGCAAGGTCTTCTGCACTCTTGCTTTTGTTTCTGCCCCAACCGTTCTTACCTACCATTACAAACTCGCCATTGTCTTCACGACCCCAATAGATAGTAGGATTACCGTCCCATTTAATTGCAACATCTGAACTGTCAGTACCTAAGTTATCAAGTACGTCTGCGGCTTTAAGTGCGCCTTTAGATCCGTGAACAAAAACAAGGTCCTCTAAGTGTTGATATTCTCTACCAACCTTGGCTGCCTCAGTTAATGTGTGTCTGAACTCTGTAAATCTCATCTTGGAAGTAACTCTTTAATTCTACGTAGTTGTTTTTCACCTAGTGTTTCTACAGCCACTTTTGATTTCTTCCATGGTGTATCGGCAAACTCGTTTTGTTCTTGTTTATCTACTAAATCTTTAGCCATAGGACTTTTAGCAACCATTGCTTCTACTGATGCTAAGTCTTTTGCTTTAGCATCACCGCCTAAAAGTATCTTGGCAATTTCATCTAAGTTATTAGATATCATAGCATCATCTCTACGATCTAACAATCCTTTGTATGCACTCCACTTCATGCCTTCTGGATGGTTTTCGTTCTTTGTATTCTTTGCTAGGTCCGCAATTAGTATCTGCTTGTGTACACCTTTATACGGTGAACCTTTTGGTATGTCATGAACATGAAACTTTTGTGCTGTGTCACCGTTGGCAACAACCATTATGTCAACTTGCTGTGCGGCTTCACCTGCTGTTGTTTTAACATGGACACTTGTTCCACTACGCTTTGTTTCATATCCTGCTTGTTGAAATAACTTTTCTAATTCTATTCTTGCATCTTTAGGAGTTGTAACATTAAAATGCTTAAACAATGCGCCAGCATCAATAATCATATCAAGGTCGCCGCTTATTTTACCTGGAGTCGGTGATGCACCTGAGCCTATTGGCAATGCTTTAGCACCTGTTTTAGTTGTTACACTATTAATCTGCTTCATCATGGCCGGAATAATTTTATGATCAAACGGTTCTGTACCTTGAAATATGTTTCCACCTTCATTCAGTGTCATTATTTTTTCCTTCAATAATTCTTGTTATGCTTCTTTTAAACTTACGTGGATCGCCCGACCTTATACTATTAAGAAAACGCCTTTCTAATTCAGCGGCATTGTCTTGATCATAAACACGGTGAATCATATTAAGCAAATTAATAGAGCTTTCAATTATGTTACTTGCTGTTGCTTCGATTAGAAGGTCATCGTTCTTAGGCTTACCTAAGTTATTAAGTTCTTCTAGTATGCTTCGTGTTTTCTTACGCATTATTCTAATTCCTATATGTGTATTTAGTTACAATAACAATAAATAAATGTACATAATGGAGGGCAACATGATACATCAATTAAACTTTCTCGAAAGGTCATTGTTATTTGCGAAATTATCACAAGTAGCATATTATAACTTCGATGAAGCAAAAAAGCAAGCAAAAAAATTAGGATTTACTACAACAGAGTTTTACGACAAAGACGGAGCTCAAGCATATCGTTTTATGAACAAGACAGACTTAGTAATTGCTTGCAGAGGAACACAACCTACAGAGTTTAATGACATCAAAGCAGATCTAAAAGCCCTGCCAGTTCTTGCAGAAACTATGAGTCGCGTACACAGAGGTTTCAAAGCAGAAGTTGATGAACTTTGGCCAATGGTTGAAGAAGATGTTCTACGTAAAACAAATTTAAGTAAAACACTTTGGTTCACTGGACATAGTTTAGGCGCGGCAATGGCTACTATAATGGCAAGTCGTTGTAAACATAACATCGAACTTAACGATCCTATAGAGCTTTATACATACGGGTCGCCTCGTGTAGGCTGGAAGGGGTATTGTGATAGCCTATGTGTTGAACACCATAGATGGAGAAACAATAATGATATTGTTACTACAGTTCCTCCATCGTTTATGGGTTATAAGCATCATGGCACTAAACACTACATCAACGCCTATGGCAACGTTCGTAACTTAAATTCTTGGCAACGCTTTAAAGATAAGTTACGTGGGTTATGGATGGGCATTAAAGCTGGTAAGGTAGATTCATTTAGCGATCACAGCATTGACGAATACGTCAAACACATTGAAACAGCGTTAGGAAAATAAACTACTAACGCTTTCTTCGTTTGATACTCTACGGATTGCTTCACCAAATAAAGGCGCGACACTAACCTGTCGTGTCTTTTTACAGTTCTTAGGACAACGATCGTTGATACTATCTGTAACTACTAACTCCTCTAACACACTCTTTTCAACCTTGTTACATGCTTCGCCTGACAATACACCATGTGTAATATAAGCACGAACTGACAATGCACCTGCGTCCATAATTGCTTTGGCCGCACTACATAATGTTCCGCCCGAGTCAACAATGTCGTCAACTAGAATAGCATGTTTGCCTTCGACATCACCAATCAGCGCCATTACTTCGCTCTTGCCTGCTTCAGGCCTACGCTTGTCTACAATAGCAATGTCCCCATGGAACATGTCTGCAAACTTACGAGCTCTAACAGCGCCGCCTGCATCTGGTGATACAAATACTGTCGGCTCTTCTGTGTTAACTGACCACCTGATGTCTTTAGCAAATACTTTACGGCTTGTTAAATCGTCCACTGGAATATCAAAGAAACCTTGTATCTGCCCTGCATGTAAATCCATTGTAAGGATTCTGTCTGCGCCTGATGTTGTTAATAGATTAGCAACTAGTTTTGCTGTAATAGGAGTACGACTTGCACTCTTACGATCTTGTCTAGCATACCCAAAGTAAGGAATAACAGCAGTAATACGACTAGCACTTGATCGTCTCGCCGCATCAATCATAATAAGCAATTCCATTAAACTATCATTTACAGGAGATGATGTACTTTGTATAATAAACACATCTTCGCCTCTAACGTTTTCTTCAAACTCGACGCTTGTTTCTCCGTCTGCAAATGTTGATATTGTAGCTGGTACTAGTCCAGCAAAACAGTGTTCTGCAATATCTTGTGCTAACGCCCTATTGCTATTACCTGCGATTATTTTCATCTTCAAACTGTTTCCTTTCCGCTATGGATGGTTAATTTGTTAGTGTCTGTACAGTATATATACAAACGATTTAAAAGTCAAGAAAAAAGACGCCGAAACGTCTTTTTATTTTTTTGTTGTGTTACAGTCCGTTTGGTAAGATAATATAATGTATCATAAGAACCAATGCTACCGAAGCACCAAGTCCTACCATCATCTTTCCAAAGTCCTTTGCTACAAGCGGAAACACACTCTTGGTCTTTTGCTTACCATAGTATGTAGCCATTGCAAGTTCACGTCCTGCAAGTAGACCAACGAACACCCAAGTTGTCGACATAGGAATATCGTTGAGCTCTTTGAAGAAGTATAGACATAACCAGTAGAATAAATCA